TTTGCGGTGATGCCGAGGTTTGCGGTGATGCCAAGGTTTGCGGTGATGCCAAGGTCTTTTCTGCAAGTCATGTGTTAGTGATCGGTGCTATTGGTAGCCGGGACGATTTCACAACATTCTTTAGAGATAAAGACAATGAAATTACTGTCAAGTGTGGTTGCTTCCTTGGTAAGATTGATAAATTTCTTGAAAAGGTCACACAGACACATGGTGATTCTAAGTATGCATTAGTTTACAGAGCAGCAGTTGAGGTCGCAAGATTACAGATTGACCTTTTAGGTGAAGCACCAAAGGACGCTGATGAATAATGAATGATCTTCAATTCATGCCCCATCAGGAAGAAGTGCTGAACCTGACTGATGATAAAAACAGGTGCGCTTATTACTTAGATATGGGACTTGGTAAAACTTTTGTAGGTGCTGAAAAAATGTATTTGCTGAACAATACTGTAAATTTGATTGTATGCCAAAAATCAAAAATTGATGATTGGGTTGATCACATGAAAACGTATTACCCTGAATACAGGGTTATGGACTTGACCAAGAAAAGTGAAGGTGTGAACTTCCGTACACTGGTTGAAACCAAAGACCTGTATGATCAGAACATTCAGATTGTTGGTGTAATCAATTATGATTTGGTATTCAGACGTAAGTATATAGCCCATATAACCGACTTTACATTGTTACTTGATGAATCAAGCCTTATATGCAATGAAAACGCTAAACGGTCAAAATTCATATTGAAGTTACAACCGGAAAGCGTGATCTTGCTGTCAGGTACACCAACAGCAGGAAAGTATGAACGGTTGTGGTCACAGCTTAAGTTGTTGGGTTGGGATATTAACAAGAAAGCCTTTTATGCTTCCTATGTTCAGACAGAATGGATTGAAAATGGTGATGGATACAAGAAAGAAGTAATCACAGGATATAAGCACGTTGAGCATTTAAAGAAAAGACTTACACAGTTTGGTGCAGTGTTCATGAAAACAGAAGAAGTGATTGAACTGCCTGAACAGACTGAACAGAAAATTTTCTTGAAGATCACAAATGAATATAAGTTTTTCATCAAACACAATTACTTGGAACTTGATACAAGGAACTTAGTCAGATTCAAAGATGATTCAGATTTTGAAGGTGAAGATGTGACACCAAGGGTTGAGTTGATCGGTGATAATAGCCTGACCAAAACATTATATTGCAGACAGTTGTGCGGTCAATGGCATAAGGAAAAACTGGAAGCATTCAGGGACTTACTGGAATCAACTGAAGATCGGTTGATTGTGTTTTATAACTTCAATGAAGAACTGACAAGACTTAGAAAAATATGTGAATCACTCAACAGGGAAGTCAGTTTTGTAAATGGTTCAGGACGTTCAATGTATGCATATGAATGTGTAGATAACAGTGTCACGTTTGTTCAGTATCAAGCCGGAGCAATGGGTGGTAACTATCAGAAAGCAAATAAGATTGTGTATTTTACACTGCCACTTGGAAAAGGGTCTTGTGATCTTTGGGAACAATCAAAGAAACGTATACACAGAATCGGTCAGAACAGACCATGTTTCTACTATTACCTACTGGTAAAGGGAAGTTTTGAAGAAAGGAATCTTGCAGCATTGCAGGAAGGAAAGGAACTAACTGATGAATTGTTCACATAATTGTATGATGTGCCGGGTATGGAAGTACATCAAAAAACATTTTAAGAATTTTGTTATTAAGACAATTATCTTTTTTAACATGTTAAGTCTCATGTACTGGATTGTATACATTGATTACATCATATCATGGCAACCATATGCAATTATGGCATTCAATCTTTTGGTACTGTTACTGATCGGATATGCAAATAAAGACAATGGAGTTGATTTTTTATAGCAGCAGAAAAGAATTTTGAAAACATGGTTAAAAAATACCTTGATGAATACGGTTGTTGGTGGCTTAAATACTGGGGTGGTGCAGCTTACACAAAAAGAGGTATTCCTGATTTACTGGTAAGTTCAGATGGTTGTTTTTTAGGGGTTGAAGTAAAAGCACCAGATGGTGAACCGTCATTACTACAGCTTATAAATTTAAGGAAAATAAGGAAATCCGGTGGATATGGTATTTTACTTTTCCCAAAGGACTTTGAAAAGTTCAAAGTGTTCAATGAACATAAAACAAAATCTAACGCTTGGTATCTTTCCAATATTGAAGAGCAGAAGCGGTGGAAAATAAAGTTAGAAGAAAAGGAGATTTAACAATGACAAGAGAAAAACAGATTGAGTACTTCAAAGGTTGCCTAATGGCAACAGGTCGTGAGGGTGTGGAAGATTTACTTGACTTCATCGAAGAACTTGGTTTTTATGATGCCCCTGCATCTGGTGGAAATCACTGCTGTAAAGATGGTGGACTGTTAGAGCATACAGTGAACGTCATGCAGTACGCTGAAAAGATCGGTCTTACACTGCTTGGAAGTGAAGCATATAACAAGATTCACAGCAGCGTGATCATTGCATCAGCATTACACGACCTTGGTAAGTGTGGACGTTATGGAAGTCCTTATTATGTTGAAAACATGGTGCAGGATGGTAGACCGACCAAAAAAAATCCTGAACAGAAGTATAAGAGATCAGAAAGTAAACCGTACAAGATCAGTTCTGATTTGTGCCATATTGACCACCCTTTAAGATCGGTTGAACTGGCAGCACGTTACATTGATCTGACAGAGGAAGAAGAACACGCTATTTTCTATCATGATGGTGCTTATGGTAGTCTTGCGTATGATCTGAAAGGTCATGAAGAACCATTGCAGGTGATCATTCATTTTGCAGATTTTTGGTCAGCACAGTTTCTTGAGGTCGGAAAACTTGACAGATTCAATGATCAGAGTACACCGGAAGAAACAACAGATGAAGTAAAAGAGGAAGGTGAAAATAATGAAGAAGAATAAAAACAGTTATGAGGAAGTTCTTGAAGCAGAAGTTGCAAAGCTGAAAGAAGAAAATAGACATTTGAAAGACGAGCGTGATGAACTGAAATATATGCTGAATGATATGCATAGTGTTGTTGATGCTGCAAATGATGACTTTTTCAGTGAAATGTCAAGATTGTGTGGTTGTATTGAAATCGAAGGTACAAGAATTACATCAGCATATCAGGATTTAGTAGGAATCCTGTTGGCAAACGGTTATACAGTAGAGGTTACACCGCTGCATAATAATACAAGATTACAGGTTGTTATCAAAGAAAGTGAGGATGAAATCAATGAGTAGTGCAAAGAAACACAAACAGAGAAGTCACAGAAGTTACAGAAACAGTGTTGCAACCGCTGAACATTTTCAGAACAGACAGATTTTGAAGGTGTCACAGCAGAAAGCAATGAAAGAAAAGAGCAATCTTTTCACTAAGTTAATGGGCTTATTCAAGAAAGGGGATAAATAATCATGGCACAGAAAGTTTTAATTATGGGTGAATCCGGTACAGGTAAAAGTACAAGCCTTAGAAATTGTGACCCGGCAACAACAGCGGTTATCAATCCAGTAGGTAAACCGCTACCGTTCAAGAACCACTTTGAAATGCTGAACAATGAAACAGATGCAAGAAAAATTGTGAAGTACATGAAAGAACAGTGTGCAGCAGGTAAGAAGCTGTTGGTGGTTGATGACTTCCAGTACATTCTTGCAGTACCGTACATGAACCGTATCAAAGAAACCGGGTGGGACAAGTACAATGATTTTGGTGCGAACTACTTTGAAATCATTGACTGTTGCAAAGACTTACCTGATGATGTTGTAGTCGTTTATATGACCCATTTGGAAACTTTAGATAACGGTCTTACAACTGTTAAGCTGATTGGTAAACTGTTGCGTGAGAAGATCACCATTGAAGGACTGTTTACCGTTGTACTTAGAACTGGTGTGAATGAAGCCAAGTATTATTTTTACACACAGAACAGCGGAAAAGATACAGTAAAATCACCGCTTGGAATGTTCACCGCATACGCTATTGACAATGATCTGAATTATGTTGTTGACAAGATCAGAAATTATTATGAACTTGGTGATTACAAGTCAGATGATGAAATGAATGCTGCTGATCAGGCGGTTGCATCTGATCTTGAAAAACCTGACAGCAAAGGCAGAAGAACAAGAGGTAAAAAAGCTGAATCTGCAACACCAACAGATGCATCGGAAGAAAAGACTGGAAGAACACGTAAGAGTAGGGCAGAAGTTCAGGCAGAAAATGAACAGAAGATTGCTGATCACATGGATGAAGTTGACAAGGCTATTGATCAGGCTTTTCCGGGACAGGAAGAAGTACCGTTTGATGAAGCAATGGATGTTGCCGATAAAGTACAGAAACCGGATTTACAGAAACCACCAAGAAGAACACGTAAGGAAAGAAATGCTGAAAAGTCCGAACCTGTTCAGGACGGTACAACGAACACTGATTCTGAATCTGTCACACTGGAAGCAGATACATATTTCTACGTTCCTTCTGATGATAACTATGTGATGAAACATAAGGGTGATACGGTTGACCTGATCGTTGATGGTGTTGAGGTTATGAAGGTAATCACAAGAGAAGAATTTAATGCAGGAATCAAAAGACTTGCACAGGAAAACAACCCTGTACCTGCTGACGCACAGACCCCGGCTGAACCTTTAGACGGTGCTATGAACCCACCTGAACATCATGTCAGAGGTCAAAGACGAAGAAGAACAAGATCATGATTGCATTAAATATTTTTCTTGCAGTTATGGCAGCATTCTTTGGATTCGGTTCAGTGGGTGACAGGATTCAGGAAAATAGAGAGAATTACACAAGGGTTTGTATTGCTTGTATCATAGCAATTATAATCATAAATTTATTTTAAGAAAGGTTAAATGGTGAAAAATTATGGCAGTAGATTTTAGTGCATTCGATGAACAGGTTGATCTTAACGCATTACAGAAAGAGGTTCAGGAAGCAGACGATTCACAGTTTGAAGATGTACCAGATGGGGATTATGATGTAAGTTTTGATAAAATGGAGATCAAGCCAACAAAGAAAGGTGACAAGCTGATGTTTTCTGTACAGTGTAGCATCTTGGAAGGTAATCAGAAGGGTAGAAAGATTTTCTTCAACCGTACTATTTCCGGAAACACTTCACAGAAGTGGACTAATGGCATGGCAATCAAATCTGTTTGCACATGGCTTGATAAACTGGAAACAGATACAGTACCGGAATTTATCAACTACCGTGATTTTGCTAATTGTGTTCTTGATATTTTTCAGGAAGTACAGGGTAAAGTTGGTGCAGCAGTTACTTATAAAGCTGATAACTTCAATCCAATTACTATCAATGAAGCGTTTGATATGTAAGAACTGGAAAGCCGGGGTGGATTCATTCTCCCGGCTTTCATAAAAGTGGGTGATTTAGTAAATGATATTCTACGATTTTGAGGTTTTTGAAAAGGATTGGCTTGCTGTATTCATTGATGTGACGAATAAAAAAGAACACGTGATAATCAATAGCCCTGATAAACTAAAAGCCTTATATGAAGCAAATAGAAAAGATATATGGGTAGGATTTAACAACCGTCACTATGATCAGTACATCATGAAAGGTATTCTGCTTGGTATGAATCCTAAAAAGATCAATGACTGGATTATCGTTGACAATAAAGAAGGTTGGCAATATTCAAGAGCATTCAATAAATTACCCATGATCAACTATGATGTAATGCCAAGCAATGATGAAACCATGAAAACGGTCGGACTGAAAACAATGGAAGGTTTTCTTGGTTCAAACATCAAGGAAACTGATGTTGATTTCCGTATCAAAAGGAAACTGACACAGGAAGAAATAGAACAGACGGTTAAATACTGTAGGCATGACGTGGAACAGACAATCAAGGTATTTCTTGAAAAGGTCAGTGAGTTTAATGCAGTTCATGGAATTATACAGGCATTCCCGAATGAAACATCTTTATATGACATTGGAGATAGTGAAGCCCGGATAACAGCAAAGGTTCTTGGGTGTTCAAAAACTCATTTTGGTGATGAATTTGATTTCTTTTTTCTTCCATGCCTGAAACTGAAAAAATACAAATACGTTCAGGAATGGTTTGCAGAGAAAAGAAAAGAAGCCCTTGAAATGGGGTTACAAGATTTTGACAAAAAAGATAAAAAGACTTGGTACAAGTCACAGAACTTTGAAACGATTGTTGCAGGAATACCACACACATTTGGTTTTGGCGGTCTGCATGGTGCATCTGATAAGCCGATACATCGGAAAGGTCAGATTCTTCATGTAGACGTAAATAATTACTATCCGTCAATGCTGATTGCATGGGGACTTGTAACAAGGGCAGCAACCAATAACAACTTCAAACTGGTGTATGACACAAGAAAAGCTATGAAAAAGAAACAGGTTGCAGCAGCTAAAGCCGGAAGAAAGGCAGAAGCAAAGCAATGGAAAAAAGCACAGTTGCCATATAAGAAGATGCTGAATGCACTTTCAGGGGCAATGAAAGATGAAACCAATGCTGCATACGATCCACGTAATAACAACTGTATGTGTATCAACGGTCAGTTGATGTTGCTTGATCTGATTGAGCATTTGGAAGTTGTGCCGGGACTTGAACTGATTCAGTCAAACACTGACGGTCTGATCATTTGGATTCCTGACACCGATGAAGCCTTTGAAATGGTTGATGATATTTGTTGGGAGTGGGAACAGCGTTGTTCAACTGAACAATGTTCAATATTACTTGAACTTGACAATATATCAGAAATCTATCAGAAGGACGTAAACAATTACCTTTGGATTGGTACTGATGGCGGTGTTGAAAGAATTGGTGCTTACGTCAAAGAACTTTCTGCTATTGATAATGACTTACCAATACTGAATAAAGCGTTGGTTGACTACATGGTGAAAAAGATACCTGTTGAACAGACAATCAATCAGTGTGATGACTTGATTATGTTCCAAAAAATAGTGAAGCTGTCAAACAATTATAACTGGGTTGAGCATGAACAGGGAACTGGTCAGATCATTAAGACAACAAAACACCGGGACGGTACACGAACAGAAGTGTGGTCATATCCTACCACACAAAAATATACTTATAAATCTTATCGTGTGTTTGCTTCCAATCGTGTTACAGACGGTAGGTTGTTAAGACGTAAGGTTGTAAAACCAAAGGGTGAAAAATTTGGAAACACACCTGATCACAGTTTCATTTATAACGATTCTGTAATTGGGGTTAAAGTACCACCGGAATTAGATAAGCAGTGGTACATAGATTTAGCAAGAAAAAGACTGAAACAATTTGGTATTGCAGCATAATACCGGAAAGGTGGGAACATGACAGACATTACAATCAAATATGATCATGGTCAGATGCTTATTCATCTTGAAGAATTTCTTTCATGTAGAAGTATCTCAAAGGTTCGTAAGCTGATTAAGTTAATCAATCGAAGTGATAACCCTGACATTGTGAATCAGATCAAAGATCACATTCAGTACAGAATGGAAGGGTTGGACAATATTACAATGATTACCGAAAACAGGATTGACCGAAATAAGGAAGAAGTGAAAGATGCTGAAATGAATGTGCAGCACTGGTTATATTTGCGGTCACAGCATAAGAAAGGTAGTAACAGTTACAAGCATTACATGACAAATGTGAAAGAAAGTCGGGACACATTGAAAGAGAAAAAGGCAGATTTGAGATCAGCCGAAAAGGAATATAAGGACAGCATCAGGGACAAAGAATTTTTCAGTAAATTGCTGTCAGAAGTATTTAGTTAAAGGATGGTGAAACAGGATGTTGTACAAAGGGTACATAAAGACAAAAGGCAAGAAAGCAATCGAAGCATTCAAAGACCGGACAAAATACCGCACTTATGACGAAGTGAAGAATCTTGAAGGGTTCGGTGGTGTTCTTGCTGATGATACTATTCTGATAGATATTGACGATGCTGAACAGTCTGAAATTTTAATGAACATTGTGGAAGAATATCAGCTTGATTGCCGGGTGTATTGTACAAGCCGGGGCAGACATTTTTTATTTAAGAATCATAGTATTACAAGGAACAGGACACACGTACCGCTTGCGGTTGGTCTGACAGCAGATATAAAACTTGGTACACGTTCATCATATGAAGTAATCAAGATTGACGGTGAAGAACGCTTTATTGAGTGGGACATTGAAGAAGGTGGAACATATCAGGAAGTTCCAAAATGGTTGTTCCCGGTTCGTACAGCGGTTGACTTTCTTGATATGGATGCAGGTGACGGACGCAATCAAGCATTATTCAATTATATCCTGACACTTACATCAAATGATTTTAGTGTTGATGATACAAGAGAATGTATCAGGATTCTGAACAGATTTGTACTGAAAGAACCGTTATCTGATGATGAACTGGAAGTGATTCTTAGGGATGAAGCATTTCAAAAACCTGTATTCTTTTGTGATAAGACGTTCCTGTTTGACCGTTTTGCAACATGGCTTAAGAACAATGAAAATGTAGTCAGTATAAGTAATCAGTTACATATCTATCAAGATGGGATTTATCAGGTTGGGTACAAGGCTATTGAAACAGCTATGATCAATCAGATACCTAACCTGAAAAAGACACAGCGAAGAGAAGTATTAGAGTATATGGAACTTATAGCTGATGAAAAAGCACAGGCAGATGCACGTTATATAGCATTCAGGAACGGTGTGTTGGATATTGTGACCGGACAGATGCAACCATTCAGCCCTGATTTGGTTATTACCAATCAAATACCTTGGGACTATAACCCGGAAGCCTACAGTGAACTTGCTGATGATACACTGAACAAATTAGCTTGCGGTGATCAACCGATCAGGGCATTACTAGAAGAATGCATTGGCTATTGCTTTTACCGCAGGAATGAACTTGGTAAGGCATTCATCCTGACAGGTGACAAGTTCAATGGTAAGAGTACATTCCTTGATTGTGTCAAAGCAATTCTTGGTGATGGGAATATATCAGCACTTGACCTTAAGGAATTAGGGGACAGGTTCAGCACATCAATGATGTTCGGAAAACTGGCAAATATCGGTGATGATATTGGTGATGACTTCCTGCAAGGTTCACAGGTAGCAACATTCAAGAAAGTAGTTACAGGTAACAGAATCAAAGCAGAAAGAAAAGGGCAAGACCCTTTTGAGTTTAACCCTTATGTGAAGCTGCTGTTTTCAGCAAATGATATACCAAGAATGAAAGATAAGACAGGGGCAGTTCTTAGACGTTTGGTGATTATTCCATTCAATGCAAGATTTACAAAGTATTTACCAAGTGGTGAGATTGACCCGGATTACAACCCTTATATCAAGTATCAGTTGGTTGAACAAAGTTCAGTCGAGTATCTGATCAGAGTAGGTGTGGAAGGACTGAAAAGAATCATTGAAAACAATGAGTTCACCAAGTCTGAAAAAGTAACTGAACAGATTGATGAATATGAAAACGAAAATAACCCAATCAAAGCATTTATTGATGATTGTGGTGTTGAAATGATCGAAAACGAACCAACCGCAGATGTTTATAAACGGTATCAGGTATTCTGTGCTGAAAATATGATGCAGCCAATGGCACATACAACATTTAGTAAGCAGATCAATAAACGATTGGGGTTTTCGGTTATACAAAAAAAGATTGATAAGAAAAATTATAAAATATTTGTGAAAGGATAAATGTGACTATATGGAAAAGTTAATATTAACAGGTACGGTTTGTTTTTGCGTTGGTCTTACGGTTGGGTTAATCCTTGGTGCTGTAGTAATGGCATTAGCTGTTGCAGCGAAAAAGTACAAACCCGAGACGAAGGAGATTGATGATTGTTGGGGGTGTTTCGGTGCTGCAAATGGTGATTGTGATCACTGCCCAGTAATGAACGGTGACAGTGGAAAGGATGATGTAAATGTACAAAAATAGTGAAGGATATGTTGATCCAACAGCAGGTGCAGCAATGGCAACGGTTAAGCGTGAAGAAAATGCAGAACTGAATGACCGTAACCACAGACTGATTCAGGTGATCAGGAACATTGTTGACATTGCCGGATTTGAAATTGTTGGAAGGGTAACACTGAAACATAAGAAATCAGGTAAGGTGTTTCATTAGTTCGATGCACCAATCAGTGCTATGGTGGTAGCGGTTTGGTAACTGCTAAGTAGCGGTTAGTGGTAGCTGTTAAAATCCTTTATTTATGCGGTTGGTAGCTGTAGTAACTGTTAAAGGTAAATTATTTATTAAAAATAATATTGTGTAAAAAAAAGTAAGTAATAAAAATAAATATATAGAATAGAGTGAAAGTTTTAACCGTTACTAACTGTTAGCAAAACGCTCGAAAGACTTGATTTTACTATATTTTTGAGGGTAGCGGTTGAAAAAATGTAAACAGTTACCAAACAGTTACTAACCGATACCGTAACCGGAGTAGAAAGTGAGGTAAAAATGAGTGATCAGAAGAAATTAAGTGCAAGGGAATATCTGAAACAGCTTGAAGTGTTAGACATGCAGATAAATGATGATATTGCCACGCTGTCAGATATGAAAATGAATGTATGCAGTGCAGGCGGTATTGATTACAGCCGGGACAAAGTGCAGACTTCACCTGTAGGTGATAAGTTATGCAAGGACGTAGTGAGGTATACCATGTTTGACCAACACATCAATGAAGAAATAGATCAGTTTGTTGATGCAAAGAAGCAGATAATTAAGGAAATCCGGGGATTGCGTGACAAGAATATGATTCAGATTCTTACAAAAGTGTATGTGCAGTTTAAAACAGTCAAGGTTGCTTCACAGGAAATGAAAAAATCTTATTCATATACCGTAGAACTGCATAATAAGGCACTTTCAGCGTTTGAAGATACCTATAAAAACCTTACATATCTGACATAAAACCAATTATTTCATATTTGACAAATACAAGCTGACCTTTTATAGTGTATGCTGTACAAAAATTTTTGCAGGTAATTTATTACCTGCAATTTTTATTTGCAATAAAATATGCTTATTGTCTTATGTGCTGCAAGGTATGCCTTCCTCTCACCTTGCAGCACTTTTTGTTATACAAATGATAGAAAGGCGGTGTTGTTATGGCAAAAAAAGGCAAATTAACTGAAAAGCAGCAACGTTTTGTTGATGAATACCTGATTGATCTGAATGCAACACAGGCAGCTATTAGAGCAGGTTATTCAGTAAAAACAGCGGATGCAATCGGATGTGAAAACCTCACGAAACCTAATATTCAACAGGCTATTGCTGAACACATGGCAGAACGCTCACGAAGAACCGGAGTAAATCAGGATAGGGTTGTATTAGAGCTTGCCAAGATTGCATTTGTCAGAATGACAGACGTTGTTGACAGTAACGGAAGAATCAAACAGGATGCATCTGCTGATGATCTGTCTTGTATTGAATCAATCAAATATAAGGAATCTGATAATGAGTTTGGTGGAAGTATTGAAAGAGAAGTCAAGGTTGCATCAAAACTGAAAGCCCTTGAACTGCTTGGTAAACATTTAGGTATGTGGAATGATAAGTTAGATGTGAATGTAACAGCCCCTATTGTTATTTCAGGAGCAGACGCACTTGAGGACTAAATACAGGCAGCCATCAAGTCAATATGTATTTGGTTATCAAAAGTTCATTCTGATGCCGGAAGATCACAAGGCTACAAAGTCCGGTAAGGTTAATGTGAAATTACCGGAAGTAGTCGGTAAGGGTTATGGTACATTTTGGCGGTGGAAAGGTAGATACCGGGCAGTCAAAGGTTCACGTGCATCTAAGAAGTCAAAGACTACAGCATTATGGTACATCACAAATATGATGAAGTACCATGATGCGAATACCTTAGTTGTCAGAAAGACTTACAGAACACTAAAGGATTCTTGTTTTACTGAATTGAAATGGGCTATACATCGACTTGGTGTTGATGTTTTTTGGGATATAAAAGAGTCACCACTTGAAATGACGTATAAGCCAACAGGTCAAAAGATTTATTTCAGAGGACTGGATGACCCACTGAAAGTAACATCAATCACTGTTGATCAGGGTGTACTGTGTTGGATGTGGATTGAAGAAGCATATGAAATTAGTTCAGAGGATGATTTCAATATGCTTGATGAATCTATTCGTGGTGCAATCCCGGAAGGTTCAGACCTGTTCAAACAGATCACCGTAACATTCAACCCTTGGAATGAACACCATTGGTTGAAGAAACGGTTTTTTGATAACCCTGATGATGAAACACTTGCACTTACAACCAATTACAAATGCAACGAATGGTTAGATAAAGCCGATCTTAAGGTTTTTGAAACCATGAAAAAACAGAACCCACGCAGATATGCAGTTGCCGGACTTGGTAACTGGGGTATTGTTGATGGTCTTGTGTATGAGAATTGGCACGAAGAAGCCTTCACACTGGAACAGATCAGACAGCAATACAAGATTGATTCAGCCTTTGGCTTGGATTTTGGTTATACAAATGACCCATCTGCATTGTTTTGTGGATTCATTGACACGAAGAACAAAAAGATATTCGTGTATGATGAAATGTATGCAGCAGGTCTTTCCAATGAGCGAATATATCAGAACATCACTGATATGGGCTATGCAAAGGAAAGAATCACAGCGGATTCAGCAGAACCAAAGTCTATTGATCAGTTAAAGGGTTATGGTCTTAGGGTCAAAGGTGCTGAAAAAGGTAAGGACAGTATCAACAGCGGTATTCAGTTTATTCAGGACTTTGAAATCATCATACATCCAAGGTGTGTGAACTTCCTGACAGAGATTAGCAACTACACTTGGGACAAGGACAAGTTCGGTAATAAACTGAACCGCCCTATTGATGACTTCAATCATCTTATGGACGCAATGCGATATGCATTAGAAAAATATATCAAGAAAGGTAACGGCTGGCTATTCTAGCCAATTTGGTGTGCAAAATGGAAATCTTAGGTACAAAGTATGAGTTGATTAAAAATGATCATGGTCTGATAGAAGTAAATGCTGACGGAGAGTGTCAGACTTATGCGAAGGTTATCAGAATCAGACCACTACAGGATATGCTTTACGGTGAAGTAACAGAAGATGAGAGAAAGAAAAGACACAGCGAAGTAATGCGGCATGAAGTAATTCATGCTTTTTTTAATGAGAGTGGTCTTAGTGACTATTCGAACAATGAGGAACTGGTTGATTGGCTTGCAATGCAGTTTCCGAAAATGCTCAAGGTATTTCAGGAGCTTGGTTGTACAGAGTAAGTAGCAGAAAGGGGTGATAAATTGCTTACGATCGAAGAGATAAAGATGTTCATTGATGAAGATGCTGCATCAATGAAAAAGCATTTTGCAAGAATAGGTGAACGCTATTTCGATGGCGATCACGACATTAAAAGTTACAGAATGTTCTACTTCAACAATGACGGTCAGCTTGTGGAAGATACAAGCAGGGCAAATGTAAGGATCACACACCCATTCTTCAAAGAACTTACAGAGCAGGGAACACAATATACTCTGTCAGGTACGGATGGTTTTGTGTTTAGTGATATCCCTGAACTACAGAGTGAACTTGATTCAAGGTTCAACAATAACGATGATTTTATTGATGAACTGTCAGAAACACTTACAGACTGTCAGACAAAGGGTTTTGCTTATATGTACGCTATGAAAGACAGCACTGACAAGTTGAAATTTACATGTGCTGACAGTATCGGTGTTGTGGAAATAGAAGCACGATTTGCAGAAGATAAGAAAGACCATGTAATTTACTGGTACGTTGACCGGGTTGACAAGGAAGGTCACAGAATCAAGAAAATCATGGACTGGGATGATGAACAGGTTGTTTATTATGTTCAGACAGATGAAGGGGAAATACAGCTTGACGATAAAGCCAAGGTGAACCCAAGACCGCATGTACTGTATCAGGTTGATGGTGATGATAATACTTATATTGATTCACTTGGTTTCTTGCCATTCTTCCGGTTGGATAATAACAAGAAACAGTTCAGCAACCTGAAAGCAGTAAAAGACCTGATTGATGATTATGACCTTATGGCATCCAGTCTTTCCAATAACCTGATTGACTTTGACCATCCATTATATGCAGTCAAAGGGTTTGATGGTGATAACCTTGATGAATTACAGCAGAATCTTAAGACAAAAAAGATTGTTGGTGTCGGTTCAGATGGTGGTATTGAAGTACATACAGTAGATGTACCGTATGAAGCCCGGAAGGTTAAGTTGGAACTGGATGAAAAGAACATATACCGTTTTGGTATGGGTCTGAACTTGTCAGGTCTGAAAGATACATCAGCAACAACCAATATTGCAATCAAGGCAGCCTATTCACTGCTTGATCTTAGATGTAAACACCTTGAAAGGAATATCAAGCGGTTCTTGCGTAAGATCGTGGCGGTGTGCATTGATGAAATCAATCAGCAGAACGGTACAGATTATCAGATCACAGATGTTTATTTTGAGTTCACCCACGAAGTAATGAGTAATGAACAGGAAAATGAACAGAATGAACTTACAGAAGCACAGAAACAACAGGTACAAATCAACACCCTGTTATCACTGGCACAGATTTTTGGTGATGATCTGACGATTCAGTATATTTGTGATGTACTTGATATTGACTATGAAGATGTGAAGGACAAGTTGCCGGATAATGAAGCTGATAAGGTGCAGCAGGTGCAAGATGATCTTGATTCTATTATACCGGATGATGAAGGTGGTGGAATAGGTGAACAAGGCACAGAAGGAAGTACAACAGACACAGCTTAACGATGAAAAGAAAGTAATCAAGCTGTTAGAACTGGTATATGAACAGGCGAAAAAGGATTGTGAACAGAAAATCAGGGAACTGTCTGCAAGGACAGACCTTGAAAATCTGCAAAGCATCATATATCAAAAAGAATATCAGCAAATTATGGTTGATCAGATTGAATCAATCCTGTATGACTTGCATGAAGGGCAGTTTACAACAATAGCTGATTATCTACAGCAGTCATATATCAATGGTTATGTTGGTATGTATTATGACCTGCATCTTAGCGGTATACCTTTGGTTGTGCCAATCAATCAAGATCAGGTTGTTAAGGCAGTTCGTACAGATAGTAAATTGTCAAGCGGTTTGTATACAAAACTTGGTGAAGATGTTGGTTACCTTAAGCGGTCAATTCGTGCTGAACTTTCAAGAGGGATTGCAAGCGGTTCAACGTGGAATGAAATGGCATTAAGAATTGCCAAGGGTATGAACAGCCCATTTAATAAAGCAATTAATAATGCAATACGGATTGCCCGGACAGAAGGTCATAGAATACAGAATGAAGCAGCTCTTGACGGTCAGCATGAGGCAAAGAAAAAAGGTGCAGATATAGTCAAACAGTGGGATGCTACACTTGACAGTAGGACAAGACCGGAACACCGGGAATGTGACGGACAGATCAGGGAAATAGATGAACCGTTTGATGTTGGCGGTGAGAAAATGCAAGCACCTGGTGTTGGCGGTTCTGCAAAGAACGTTTGTAACTGTCGGTGCTGTCTGCTGCAACGTGCAAAATGGGCTTTAGACGATGATGAACTAAAGACCTTACAAGAACGTGCAGCATTCTTTGGATTGGATAAAACACAGTCGTTCAACGACTTCAAACAGAAATATTTGAAGTTGCCTGAAAAGGCTGATACAATGAATGTGAAAGAATATGATGTATTGGAACACACCAAAAAGCTAAAGGGTGCAATGAGTAGTTCAGACTATGATGAATACATGAAGATTCTGACTGAACACAGTAATACGTCACTTCAAAAATTGTATGCAAAGTATGCTGATAAAATCAACGGTGTAGCATACGGAAAAAACGGATATTATACACCACGTGACAATAAACTTGTGTTTTCATATCCAGCGAAGAAATATATTGATGGTGGAAAAAGCAAATATGGAACATTAGCACATGAGTATGGTCATTATTTTGACGCAAAAGCTAATTACGATAATACACATTTTTCAGAACTTGATCTTATTAACGGAAAAGTTAAATGGTGTAAGCTGTCAAAGGTTGCAAGTTCATCTGATGAATTTCTTGTTGCTGTAAGAAAAGATAGGGATTTTTTAAAATCAATTTTAACTGATGAAGTGAAAGAAGATTTTAGAAATAATCATGCAAGTGTAGGTGTTCAAGATGCTATTGACGGATTACTTGGAGAACGTATAGCATGGGGGCATGGAGATAAATATTATAATCGTCAATATAGTTCGATGAAACGTCTTAAGGAACATAAAGGTTTACAGGCAGCATATAAAGAACTTGGTATTGATGCCAGTAATCTTAGCAAGGTAGCGAATGAATGTAGGGTTTATGAATCTGCATCTGAAATGTGGGCTAACATCATGGGTGCAGAAGTCAATGGTGGCTCTGAACTGGAATATGTGAAGAAGTATCTACCGAACAGCTATGAAGCATTCATTGAAATTCTGAAAGGGGTAAAATAATATGAGTGAAAAATTACAGAAAGCACTTGAACGGTATAAGGAAAAATTCAATGATGATTTTCCAACTATTCCGTTTGAAAGTCAGGAAGATGAAGAAATTATTGACATTATTGATGAATGTATTGAAGAAAACAAAGACGTTTATGATCTTGGGTACTTGTCACTTGATGATATAATGTATTAAAAAGCAAAGGTATACAATTCTGCACCTTTGCTTTTTTATTACCTATATGACCGCTATATAAGGTCAGAAAGGGGGATAAAAGGAACATGAAAGCGTTGCACACTCACTTGGTATTGTAGAAAGGTATGGTGATCCTGATTATCTCCCAACTATGGGTTAAATAGTATTTTAAGGCATCCGCAAGGGTGTCTTTTCTTTTGTCCGAAAAAGGCTTATGACGTTTAAACTGCTGCTGAAATGACCCCTGCAACATGGGATATAAACTGTTGACCGTTCCCGGTGACACCGGATATAAAAACATGACGGAGAAAGGAAGAAGAACATGGAATTTTTAAAAGCATTTTTTGGTGATAAGGCTATCACCTATGATGAACTGGTACAGGCAATCAATGCCTATAACGGTGATGAAAAGAACAAAGAGAAGCTGATCAAGATGGTCAACCTTACTGATGGTGGTTATGTGTCTAAGGACAAATACACCAACCTTGAAACTGACCTTTCCGGTAAGACTACAGAACTGACCAAGGCAAACAACCTGATTGAAGAACTGAAAAAGTCAGCCGGGAAAGACGAAGAAACACAGCAGAAAATCACTGCATATGAAACAGAGATTGCAGACCTTAAGAAAGAGAATGCAGAACTGAAAACAGAAAATGCATTGAAATTTGCGTTGGTTGCAGCAGGTGCGGTTGATGTTGATTATCTTGTATTCAAGGCAAAGGAAAAAGGTGAAATCAAACTTGGTGATGATGGAAAAATCAAGGGTGAAGATGATCTGATTTCAGGTCTTAAAACACAGCATCCTACCATGTTTGAAGCATCCAATGGCAATCAGCAGCAGAATGGTAACAGAAGAGTTCTTGAAAACAACCTGCCGGGTGGGGATAAAGACAAGACAGTTACCAAAGAACAGTTCCTTAAGATGGGATTCAATGAAAGAATGAAACTCAAAGAGGAAAACCCGGACTTATTTAAACAGTTAAATACACACTAAGAAAGGTTAAAAAGGTGAAATTGAATGGCTAGAACAGGTAATTTTGGCGGTTTTGCGTTTGATGAAGAAATCTTTGCAGGTATGATGCAGGAAGCAGACTATTGGAGAAACCCAATCCTTGCTTCCGGTATTGTTCGTGAAGATCCAAGCATCATGGACTTAATCGGTGAGCGTGGTAATGTGGCAACAATCCCGATCTATAAACCGCTTGACGCAAATGAGGACGGTATGGAAGCACTGAACAACGATGGTGAAACAAATAACACACCTGTTGAGATTTCAGGAAGCAAGCAGACTTGTATGATGATTCAGAGAATGAAAGCATTCAAGGCTAAAGACTTTACAAAGGAACTGACTGGTGCTGACCCGATGACAAACATCAAGGGTAAGATCGTAGGCTATTATCAGCAGGTATGGGAAAAAGAACTGATGAATATTGCACAGGCAGTATTAGCGGTTACAGCACTGAAAGATCATGTGCTTGACCTTGGTTCTAAATCTATCGAAGCAGGTACAATCTACGATGCAGAACAGGCAGCACTTGGTGATATGGCAGGTGGTATTGGTCTTATGGTTATGCATTCCATGATCTATAAAGAGTATCAGAAAATGGGTATGGTTGACTTTGATAAGTATGTGATCGGTAATGTGATTCAGAAAGAGGTTACTTTACCGACTATTGCAGGTAAACACGTACTTGTAACAGATAGATTTACTGTAACAGGTGCAAGTACAGATGCGGTATATAACACATATCTGTTCGGTGAGGGTGCTTTCTTATCTTGCGACAAGAAAAACTATGAAAATCAGTATACAACCAACTATGACCCGGAAACGTCCGCAGGTACTGACAAGTTCTATACAAAACAGGGTAAAGTGCTGCATCCGAATGGTCTTTCTTTAGCGGTTGATAATATTGCAAAAGAATCACCGACTTTTGCAGAACTTGGTAAGTCTGCAAACTACAGCCTTAAGTTCAATGATAAGAATGTAAAAATGGGTCTTATCAAGTCCAAGGTTGGTACAGCAGTTGTCTAAGAAAGGGTGATCTGATGATATTAGCAGTTGATGAAGTGATGAAGTTGCCTGAATTTGCAACGCAAAATGAAAAGGTGATTGAAGAAAAACTGAACGCTGCTGAACTTATGATCAGAGCATACACAAACAACAATTTTCAGAATCGGTTTGTTCGGTTCACTGCTGACAGTTTGGGTAATAGACTGTTTGGAACATCGGATTTCTTAAAAGTGGGTGATACAGTTCAGATTTCACAGTCAATGGTGAATGATGGACTGTATACCATTACTGAAATTGGTGATGATTTCATTAGAGTTAATCAGGAGTTGTACAAAAGTACAAACCTGATCACTAAGGTGGAATATCCGGCTGATATTCGTGTAGGTGTGCTTGAACTGCTTAAGTGGGATATTAAGAACAGACCGAAAACCGGGATCAAGTCTGAAACGCTGTCAAGATACAGTGTAACTTACTTTGATCAGGACGCTAACAATCAAGTTATGGGCTATCCTGTTGCCTTACTTGGATTCTTAAAGCCTTATATAAAGGCTAGATTCTGATTATATGAGTATTGGCGGTAACATTCAAGGATTGTTACAGGTAAAAAAGAACGGTGCTAAAAATGCCATAGGTGAGCGTATAAACACATGGGTTGATTGTACGTCAATTTTAGGGTGGTTGGACTTATCAACAGGTGATTCAAAGCATACAACTTTTTATGCCAAGGTTCAGGAAAGTACACACATTTTCTTGTGTGACTTTACCAATCTGAAAAATCTGTCAACTGATTGGGTTTGGAATCCATTCAGTTTTCTGACAGGTGTGATCAGTAAGACGGATGAACAGGAAACCGTTGATGTGACAAGTGACAATGCAAGAATGGTTGTGAATGGTGAAGTGTATGAAATCCTTCTGATTGATGATCCTATGAATATGCATGATCATTTAGAAATCTATTTAAGATTTATAGGGGGTCAGTAGTATGTCAGTTGAGTTTACAGATAACACAGCAAAAATTAAAGCTGCATTATCGGAAGGAGTTATTGGATTCCTTCACGAAGTAGGTGGTGAAATACAGGCACAGACCCGAAGAAACAGCCGGGTTGATACCGGACAAACAAAGGGGTCTTACAAATATATGGTTGATGAAGGAAAAGATGAATCAACTGTTGCTGTAGGTTCAGACCTTGAAAATGCGATTTGGGAAGAATTTGGTACTGGTGAATATGCACTGCATGGTGATGGAAGAAAAGGCGGTTGGGTTTATAAGAGTAAGAAAGATGGTAAATTTTACCATACTTACGGAAAAACACCACGACAACCACTCACGAAAGCATTTCAGAGTGTAGCTCCAAAGATAAAGAAACAGCTTGTAAATGTCATTAAACAGAATTTAGGGGGTTAATTATGGTTGATATGCTTGGTTTTATTTCTGATCAGCTTGATCAACTTGGTATTCCCTATGAATTTGGTGAATGGACAGGTGAAATTAGCTATCCTTACTTTGTCGGTTCGTTCAATGAAATTGAACACAGATTAGAGGACGGATATACAGGCGGTGTATTTACACTTGACGGTTGGTCAAGGGGGTCAAAATTACCGCTTGCAGAAATAAATGACAAACTAAAAAAAGCATTTGAAGATTTAAGGGCGGTTCAGGAAGGAACTGCTTTTTTTATTACCTATTGGAACGGTTTAATGATTCCAACAGGTGAAGAAGATCTTTTTAGAATTACGATAACACTTAACACAAATGAGTGGAAAGGAGCATAAAAGAATGGGCTTAAAAAAGCATGGTATTACATCTGAAACTATCAAGAATATGATCTTGGGTGCAGGTGTCATTTACAAAAATCTTAAGTATGAAAAATCAGCCAATGGTTGGACTGGTACACCATTTGGTGCAACTTCCGGTGGTCTTAAGTTCAATTATGAAGCACAGTGGTTAGATGTTGAGGTGGACGGTGCAACTGTACTGATCAAGGGTGTCAGCAAGCAGAAGGTTGGTGAATCTGCCACACTTGAAGGTCAGATGACAGAACTTACAGAAGATATTCTTGTGAGTGCATTACACCTTGTAAAATCCACTTCCGAAGATACAACTTATGTCAAGTATGTATCTAAGGAAAATATCACAGAAGCAGATTATCTTGAAAATGTTGCATATGTCGGAACACTTTCAAGCGGTAAGAATGTAATCATTATTTTACCGAATGCGCTTTGTACAGAAGCGTTTGAGTTAGAAACAAAGAACGCTACACAGACAACATTTGCTGTCAAGTTTGAGTGTACAGCAGACCTTGAAAATGACAGCTTAAATAAGTTGAATATTGAAATTTATTACCCAACTTCTGTTGTGTAGGGGGTGTGAATTATGCGAGTAGTTGTAGTTAGAGAATACACAGATAAGTATACAGGTGAAGGTCATGTAATCGGTGAAAAACTGGATATGACAGAAGAAAGATTTGCAGAAATTCAAGACAAGGGAATGTTTGTGGTTGATATTTCTGATGAAGTAGTGCAGCAGGAAACACCTGCAGTATCTGCTGAACAGGTAGAAGATCAGGAACCGGAAACAGTGAGTGAACAGACTGAACCTGTTGAACATGAAGAAACACCTGAACCACCAAAACAGGATAAACCTGCAAAAGGTGGCAGAAGAAACAGAGCGAAAAAAGAAAGTGAGGATAAATAATCATGGCAGATTTCAGATTTAAGGATTTAACAGTTGATAACGCATTTGACTTTTGTAAGGTTCTTGCAGTTATCGGAGTAGAACAGGTTATTGGAGCATTCGACAAAGACGAGATTCAGCAGTTGCAGGAATCCGGTACAGATATGAAAGAAGTTGGTATTGTCATTGCTATGAAAGTATGTGGCATTCTGATTAAGAACATTTCCAAAGCAAGAAATGAAATCTGTAAGTTTTTTGCTAACTGTATGGAGTGGGACAACGGTACAGCGGTTACTGCTGATGATGTAAAGAAATTCAAGCTGAAACAGTTTGCTGTTATGGTGAAAGATTTTGCTAAGAAAGATGATCTTATGGATTTTTTCGAGGGTGTTGCCGAATTAGTGGGTACGGAACAGAACGATTCGATGAATGCTGCAACCGTAGATATGGTAACCCCTACAGCTATTTAGATAAAGCAATCAGCCGGGGGAAGTTAGACGCTACTGTTAGAACAGTTCTGAAACAGGACAACGAAGATAAACAGTGGGATTTATACTGTGCAATCACAGCAAACCCACTTGCTGATGATGTTGGAAATTTTGAAGAATTTAAACAGCGGTTTATGAGTACAGCACCGAAAGGTAATAACACTGAACAAACTGAACCAACAATGAACAACGCACAGATTAAGTTACAGGTGGAAAAAGCAAATAAAATTCTGAATGGATTCGTGCCACCGTTGAAAGGGGGTGGCTAATCGTTGGATATTTTCTCGTTGGTCGGAAAAATAACGATCAATTACGCTGATGCAGTGAACAACATTGAAAAGGTTTCAAAGTCTGCAAAGGACACCGCTGAAACACTGGAAAATGTTGACAAAAAGGCAGATAGTGCAGGTGACTCAGTAGAAGATGCCGGACAAGCTGCCAAAAATGCAGACAGTGGATTTACAACATGGAAAGCCACGCTTGCGAATTTAGTATCTACAGCAATCACAAAAGTAATTTCAGGATGTACACAGTTAGCTGAAAAAATGGCAGATGTGACAAAATCAGCGGTTGGTCACTATGCAGAATATGAACAGTTAGTTGGTGGTGTTGAAACACTATTCAAAGACAGTTCCGGTAAACTGATTGATTATGCTGAAAAGGCATATAAGACAGCCGGGGTGAGTTCAAATCAGTACATGAATACAGCAACGTCATTTGCTGCTTCACTGATTCAGGGTCTTGGCGGTGATACTGCAAAAGCGGTTGAACTGACCAACCTTGCTATCACTGATATGTCAGATAATGCTAACAAGATGGGTACTGACATAGGTTCTATACAGGACGCTTATCAGGGTTTTGCAAAGCAAAATTACACGATGTTGGATAACCTGAAACTCGGTTATGGTGGTACACAGTCTGAAATGATCAGATTGATAAATGATTCAGGTGTACTTGGTGAAAAGATTGAAAGTTTGGATAACGTAACGTTCGACCAAATGATTGAAGCTATTCACAAGATTCAGGATAACTTAGGTATAACCGGAACAACAGCACTTGAAGCAGGTACTACAATATCAGGTTCATGGAGTTCAGTACAGGCATTGTTTGAAAATATCCTTACAAAAGTAGGTTCAAAACTTGCACCTACTGTTATGGGATTTTTACAGCAGTTGTCAGACTGGATGGAAACCATTGATTGGGATGCGTTTGCAACGTCTGTCGGTGATGCCCTACAAAGGGTATTTGACTGGATTCAAAAGATTGATTTTACAACATTCTTTGAAAAAGGAATGGATGGTGTTGAAAACTTCCTTGAAAAACTAGGGGGTCTTATTGAAGATGTGCCTAAGATTATCCAAACGTTCAAGGATTGGTCACCACTGATAGCCGGAGTTGCTGCCGGATTCGTAACCTTAAAGGTTGCTATGGCAATATCATCACTGATTAGTGCAGTGAGTACAGCAATTGGAATTTTAACAGGTGTGGAAGAAACTGCAACAGTAGCACAAACCGGATTGAATACAGCCATGCTTGCAAATCCCGCTGTATTTATTATATCAATTATAGCCGGACTTGTGGTTGCCTTGATCACATTGTGGAACACCAATGATGGATTCAGAGAAGCAGTCACAAATGCTTGGGAATCTGTAAAAGAAGCAGTAAGTACTGCCATTGAAGCAATCAAAGGATTCTTCACAGGTTTAGTTGATTCAATCAAACAGGCTTGGGAGAACATCAAAACGGCAATATCTGAAAAGATAGATGTCATAAAAGAAACAGTAACCAATGTGTTTACTGCAATAGCTGATACTGTAAGTGCAGTGTGGGAAACAATCAAGAATGCAGTGCAGGTTGCTATCATGTTTATTGGTGAAATCATCAGTGCTGCATTTCAGATCATCACAATGCCTTGGATGTTTATATGGGAAAACTGCAAGGAATATATCATTGCAGCTTGGGAGTTTATCAAGAACGCTGTATCAACAGCACTTGATGCAATTTCAACTACCGTCAGCAATATTTGGAATGCTATTGTTGGATTCCTGACCCCAATTTTGGAAGGCATTAAGAATACATTTACAACTGTATGGAATGCGATAAAATCAACCATTTCTACAGCGCTGAACGCAATTCAGACTACGATTTCAAGTATACTGAACAGCATTAAATCAACCTTTACAAGTGTTTGGAACAGTATCAAGTCAACGGTATCTAATGTGATCAACGGTGTGAAGTCCACTATTTCAAGTGGTCTGAATGCTGCTAAATCAACGGTGAGCGGTGTACTGAATAGCATTAAGGCGGCTTTTTCAAATGTGTGGAATGGGTGCAAATCTGTTGTATCGAATGCGATTAATCACATAAAATCAATCATGCATTTTTCGTGGTCATTGCCAAAACTCAAATTACCACATATTTCAATTAGCGGCTCTTTCAGCCTGACACCACCAAGTGTTCCACACTTTGGAATTGAGTGGTATAAAAAGGCAATGGACGATGGTATGATCATGAATCAGCCGACTATTTTCGGTTATAACGCTAAGTCAAATCAGTTCTTGGCTGGCGGTGAAGCTGGATCGGAAACAGTAGTTGGGACGCAGAACTTGATGGACATGATTCAGGAGGCTGTGAATAATGCTGGAAGTGGAAGCGGTGACAGCGAAGCGACCCGTGCATTACTGGAAGCAATCTTTAACTGGATGCGGAACGGTGGATTGTACAAGCTGTTAATTGATGTTCTGACAAACGGCGTAGAGTTTGAATTTGATAACAGAGAGATAGCAAGGTTGGTGAAAAAATATGCTTGATAGAGCGAAATATGTGAACCATCTGAACCAAAGTATTGACTTTGGTTCGGGTGGTATTTTTATTACATCCTCTGAATTAAGGGATTATGAATGGGAGTATGATACGGACTATGACGAGATTACCAACTTTCATAAAGGTATCAAGGAAAAGAAAATGAAGATCATCATTTCGGCATCTTCCGAGGAAGAGGGGATTGCAAAAAGAAATGCTATCTTCCAGATCTTCGAATCTGATATTCGTGCAGAAAAGTCAGGAAGACTATATCAGGACGGCTACTATTTAAGTTGTTATATCGTAGCATCAAAAAAAGCGAAATGGTATCTGACGAAGCAGTATATAGAGATCGAAGTAACCATTGCAACAGATCAGCCGGACTGGGTACAGGAAAGAGAGTACAACTTCCTGAAGACAGAAGACAAGACAGTTGAAATGGATGATATGAAGAAATATCCATACAAATACGGATACTATTATCTGAATCAGGTATCATCTTCCTTGATCATCAACCCAGCTATTACAGAATCAGATTTTGTTCTTCGTATATATGGTTCTGTGTCAAAGCCACTTGTGAAGATTGGAGATAATACCTATCAGGTCAATATATCACTGAATGCCGGTGAACGATTGGAGATTGATTCCATAAAGAAAACAGTAAAACTGGTACATACTGACGGATATACGGAAAATGTTCTATGGTCGGCTGCAAAAGAGTGTTACATCTTTGAAAAAATTGTAGCTGGTACACAAGTAATTGCTTGGGATGGCAGTTTTTCATTCGACCTGATTCTTATTGATAAAAGGAGTGAACCATTGTGGAAGTAATGTATACAGACGTAAACAGGCTTCCACAAGGGAGTCTTGAAAAATATTCCGTTGATCTGGAACTCGGAGGCAATAATGACTTTGAGCTTCAAATGAATGTGAAAAATCACTGCATGAGTGCCGGATGCATCTGGTATGTAAAAGACGAAGAATACGGTGGTATTGTGGATGATGTAAAAGTCGACACAGAAAAATCCAAGGTATATTATTCCGGAAGAAGTTGGCGTGGTGTTCTGGAAAAGAAAGTGATCCGACCGGACGCAGGAAAAGATTACCTGACAGTATCCGGTGATGTACATGATATTCTTGCATTGCTGATAAAGCGGTGTGACCTAGTAGATATATTTGCTGTTCCGGATACGTCTTCCGGAATACAGATAAGTAATTATCAATTCCAGAGATACGTCGATGCTTATTCAGGCATTGTAAAAATGCTGTCTGCTGCTGGGGCAAAGCTGAAAATCATTTACAACGACAAGGATTCTTGTGTGAATATATCATCTGTCCCGATTGAAGATCTGTCAGAGAAATATGAGTATTCCGATGACTACGGAATGAAGATCATAATCGAAAAGAAAACCGGAGGGGTAAATCATCTGATCTGTCTTGGAGCTGGTGAATTGGCAGCCAGAACGGTGATTGATCTGTATGTAGATAAGACAGGAGAGATCAGCGAAAAACAGGCGTATTTCGGTGAGTATGAAATTGCAGAAACATACGATTATGGAAATTCTGAATCAGCTAAAGAGCTGAAAGAAAAGGGAATTGAACATCTGAAGGAACTGAAAAGTTCGGATTCTGTCTCTGCATCGTTCAGTAAATTAGACGTGGATATCGGTGATATTGTTGGTGGAAGAAACCGGGCAACCGGAATATTGCTGAAGGAACAGGTAACACAGGAAATAGTAAAAATAAAAAATGATATTATGACTATAATGTATAAGGTTGGTGGGGAATAACAATGGCGATAAATTATTTAGATACAGGAGATACCGGACGTGCAGTCAGCTCTGAATCTGACGGTGCGTTATTTGCCGGTATTTTTGGAGCTGAAAAATATGTATTGGAAAATGGCAGCCAGTTAAAAGCGGAGGTACAGTCCAATAACTTTGTAAAAATCTCCGATGGTGATGCAGTTATGTACGGACGACATGTAAGGATTCAGTCGAATGATAGTGCGCTGGTGACAATTAACAATGGACATTCTGGAACGAACAGGATTGATCTGATCGTGTTCCGGTACACAAAGGATAGCACAGGAAAAGAAACGGTTAATCTGGTTGTGATCCAGGGAGAAGATTCTACTGGGACACCCACAGCACCGACAGCAGTTAATGGGAATATTTTGACTGGTGCAATGAAGTCAGACTTCCCTCTGTATAGTGTGGAACTGAATGGAATCAATATTGTAAAGGTGAATCCGCTGTTTAATGTGATCGGTAATATCAGCAAGTTAAAGGAAGAGCTTACTGAATTAAATGGCAAATTAGAAGAAAAGGTGTATAGCATATCGCAAGGAGGATCGCTTGCTATAAGAAACCAGCGTATCACAAAAAAGAATAATCGAGTTTCTATTATGGCTGGATTACATACAACTGGCTTGGGAAATGCCAATACTCGATATAACGGTGGATCAATTCCGGCTGAAATAGCACCGCCTACAAGTGAAGCATTTCCTGCAATTGTAACGAAAGATAATTGGACACTTATAGGCATCGGATGTGTAATCATAGAAACGAATGGTGCTATAACTTATCAGATTAACTCTCCATTTCAGAAAGATACCTATATATGGTTAGATGTGTCCTATGATTTGTAGAAATTAATAACCTATAGCAATCCATCTACATTCAGCAACTTTATCGGACAAATCTTCATTTTTTTTTCAACAGAAAGGAGAATTTAAAATGAAATTAATATTTAATGATTCTACAGAAATCACAATTCAATCCGCAAATGAATCTAGCGGATATTTAAAAATCAAAATTATCGCAATGACAAGAGAAAACATCCTTGCGCTGTTTAAGGATGAAGAGAAAGTCAGCAGAATGATTGCAAAAGAAAACCGCGATTCCATTGTATACGAGAGATACAAGTATGAATCGTTAAGGGAATGGGATGGCGGTATCTATGAAGTATCCATGACTCAGGAAGGAAAGTCACTAGATGAAAGAATTACATCTACTGAGGATGAGCTTACATCTACGCAGGAAGCATTGTGCGAAGTGTATGAAATGGTTGAAGGGTTGGTGAATGCGTAATGGATAAGATGTATTATTTATTGATTGTAAAGGTGCAATGACGGATGCATTTAATCAGATCGTTGAACAGTCAAACCTTCTGTCTGAAATCAGAAAAATCTTGAATTGGTTTCTTATATGAACATAATGAAACAAACTGAACACAGTGAACAGGAAGAAAAGAAAGAGGGTGCTGAATAATGGCAAACATACAGCATTATATTGATCAGATTTTAAATGCAGTATATGGTGAAGAGGTAAGATCGTCTATTGTCAATGCACTTGAAAAAGTAAATGATGATAATAACTCTTACGCTGATCTGAAAAAAGAAGTAATTGCTGCAAAGGATGCGGTTGATAAAGATGTTGATGCAGTACAGCAGAAACTCAATGCTGCAAGTACTGCATTAACTAATTTGCAAAATGCTACAAGTGCAGCTAATACAGCGAAAACCAATTTGCAGGACGCTACAAGTACAGCGAATACCGCAAAATCAAATCTTGAAAAAGTAATTACAAGTGCAACAACCACACAGAGTAATTTACAAGGTGTAATTGATAATGCAAATCAGATTAAGGGTCAGTTGGATAGTTCCAACGCTACAGCGGTAACATCAAAGAAAAATCTTGATTCTGCAATTTCTGATGCAAGTGTAGCAAAAAGTCAGCTTCAGGAAGTAATTAACAGTGCAAGTTCAGTTAAAACTTCATTGTCGAATGCAACAAGTACAGCGAATACCGCAAAATCAAATCTTGATGCATCTGTAGCTACAGCTAACAATGTATTACAGTCACTAAGTGCGGAAAATGCAAGTGCTGCAAGTAATATTGATGAACTGAAAAGTGAAAACTTCAACAGTCAAGAAATTCTTTCAGGTGTGGCAGATATTCGTGCCTATTTGGGTATCACGACTGATGATATTGTTGGTATTCAGGTCGATTACAAAAATAAAACATTCAAAAGACTTGCCGGAGCAGCCAACCTTACAAAAGGTTCTGATTTTGACAAGTTCACAATGTTTGGTGGTCGTAAACGCTGTAATGTTGCTGATGATGGTTCTATCGTAGCATGGTACGGTGATGCAGATTACAAAGAAGATGGTTCAATGGGTCAGGTAATGGTATATCAGCCAAAGTTCTATTATTTGGTGTGTCCTGTAGAGTATGACCCGATTGATACAGGCATTGGTTACCACTTAAGAAAGGCAAACTATTATGTGTCAGAAAAGCCACGTGCAGGTTTCAGACTTCACCCGGCATTCTACGATGCATCAGGAAATGAAATTGATTACTTCCTTACAAGTGCTTACGAAGGTAGTATTTACGATGCATCAGCAAGTGCATATCTGTTAAATGATGAACAGGTTATGAACACTGGTGAAGATAAGTTTTCATCAATCGCAGGTGCAAGACCTGCATCCGGTTCTTCACAGAACCTTACAAGACCGAATATTGAAGCAATGGCACAGAATCGTGGAACAAACTGGCATGGTGATCTGATTAAACAGGTATCTGCTGAACAGATGCTTATGATTATTGAAATGGGTATGATGAGCTTGCAGACAGCTGTTGCACAGGGTGTTGTTTCCTTACCTTGGACTACAGGAAGTGACACAACAAGTTCTTATGCTGCTGAAACCGGAAGTACAGCAAGCCTTGGAAATGGTACAGGTAGGGCAGAGAAAACAACCACTTATGAAGGTGGTGTTGCTAAAGAGTACACTGTTGACGGTAAGACTTCTGTATGTTGGAGAGGTAAAGAAAACTTTTGGGGCAACATTTGGAAATTTGTCTATGGTATCAATATTTGGGGCAATGGAAAAATGGGCGGTGGTCAGCCTTATATTTGTTCTGATTTCAGTTTTGCAGAATCAAAGAACAGTGGAAACTATGAGCCTGCCGGATTCACAGTAACAAACGCAAATGGTTATATTTCAGCAATGGGATATTCAACAGCTTGTGACTGGTTATTTATTGCGTCAGAATGCCTTGGTAACAGTTCATTACCTGTTGGTGATTACACATATATCACTGTCAACTTGAATGGTTACCGTGTTGCTCTATTGGGCGGTATTTGGAATTATTGGGATAGTGCGGGCGGTTTCTATTGGTATCTGAGTAACGGTGTTGGTTATCGTTATCGGTATATCGGGGGTCGCTTGGTATATATTCCAACACGTGATTCTGCTACTTATACCGCTGCAATCGAAGCATGGAAGCAGAAAATGGCAGCTTAAAATGTAACTTGTAAACTTGATTCATTAGGTTGAAAGAACTTCTGATATTGTTTGTTATTACCTGTAATGAACACCATGAAAAAACAAATATATTGCTCAATTAGGCAGTAATTGGAATAATTGGGATAATGCAGGCAGTTTCTATTGGAATCTGAATAACAGTGTTGGTAATCGTAATCGGAATATCAGGGGTCACTTAATAATTGCAAAATATAGCCGGGTGGAAACATCCGGCTATTTCTATAATACTGTGCGGTTCTTTCAACCATGCCACTAGGCAAAACAGAAAAATAGACGGTGCAGACAACCCAACCGGGAATACCGTCTTACTTACGAACAATAAGGAAAGGTCAACCGTATTTACCGGGCAGTAATGCCGACTGAAATTCGGATAATGCAAATACCAAGGAATGAAACGCTATGATCACTTATATGAAAAGATTTATGACCTTGAAAATTTAAGAAAAGCACACCAACACGCAAAGAAAGGAAAAGGTTGGTACAGAGAGGTTCAGGAGATTGACAAAGACCCTGACAAGTACCTGAAACAGATTCAGGAAATGCTTATCAACCACACTTACAAAACATCTGACTATGAGGTGTTTTATAAACAGGACGGTAAGAAGTTAAGGAAAATTTACAAACTGCCTTATTTCCCTGACAGAATTTGTCAATGGGCTATTTTACAGATCATTGAACCTTGTATCATCAATAACTTAACTGTTGATACCTATTCAGCAATACCAAACAGAGGTATACACAATGGTCTGACAAAATTACAATCTGCAATGTGGAATGACCCGGAAGAATGCAGATATTGCTTAAAATTGGACGCAAGACACTATTATCAGTCAATCAACCACGATCTTCTGAAAGAGAAGTATTCAAGAATGTTCAATGATAATGAACTATTGTGGTTGTTAAATGAAATCATTGACAGTATTGAAACAGCAGAGATTGAGGACTTAGCAGCAATCTATCTGTTGGAAGAAGATATTGACCCTGAAACTGGTATACCGATAGGAAATTACTTATCACAGTATTCAGGCAACTATTATTTTTCAAGTTTTGATCACTGGATAAAAGAACAGAAGCACGTTAAATACTACTTCCGTTATATGGACGATATAGTTATTTTTGGCAAGACGAAAGAAGAACTGATTGCCTTGAAGAAAGAGATTGATATTTATTTCAGGAATGAACTGAAATTGAATATCAAAGGAAACTGGCAGGTGTTCCCATCACACATAAGAGGTGTTGACTTCTTAGGGTACAGAACATTTTATAAGTATACATTACTTAGAAAAAGCACCTGTTTGGAAATGGAAAAGAAAATGACCGCTATCAGGAATAAAGTGGAAGCCGGGAACATGATGAACTATTCAGAGTGGTGTTCAATCAATTCTTACAAAGGTTGGTTGAAATATGCTGACAGCTTCCGGCTATATCAAAAGTATGTTGTACCGCTGTTACCTTATGCGGATGATTATTATATACGCAACATAAAACCAAACACAAAGAAAGTATTGAATGCAGCATGATTGATTATGGAAAACAGAAAAGCACCGTCAGACCGGAAGAACTGGAACTGACGGAAACAAAAGTATTTGTCAGTTCCAATATCACCGAAGTGAATGAAGATGAAACTGACGGACATCCGGGATTTACCGGATATGAATTTGACCTTATCGAGTATGACAAGGACGAATACATTAAAATTCAGGCAGAAAAGAATGCTGATATTGAAAATGAAATTACACAGGCACAGATTGCTATGTGTGAAATCTATGAAATGATGGGATAAGAAAGAAGGTGTGAAGTATGGCAAAGATTTATGCATCACTAATCATTAAAGGTGTTAAAACACTGGACGATGTACCGGACAGACTGAAAGAAGCTGTCAAGGCTATTTTAGAGGGTGATAACTGATGATATGTCAGTTGATCATAAAAATTCTATTCAGAAAGGATGTGCAGACTATGGCAATTATCTATGCAACCCTAATCATTAAGGGTAAGAAAACATTTGCTGATGTTCCTGATCGTATCAAGGACAAAGTAAAGGAAGTTTTAGTTGATCTTGATTGTCCTGAATTAGCAGAATAATCAACAGACAAGGAAATTATCACATACACGAAAACAACCGCCATATGACGATTATATAACGTCAGAAGCGGTTGTTTTTGCGTACAGAAAGGAAGAACGAGGATGAAAGAAATGATTTGTACTATTTTTGGTGTGATTGGTTCAGTGATTGCATCGTTTTTTGGTGGTTGGGATGCAGGACTTGCGACCCTTTTAATTTTTATGGGGCTTGACTATATTTCAGGCTTACTTGTTGCCGGGGTATTTAAGAACAGCCCGAAAACAGATACAGGTTCACTTGAAAGTAAAGCAGGTTGGAAAGGTCTTTGCAGGAAATGCATGACACTTGTTTTTGTATTGGTGGCATACCGTCTCGATTTGGTTATTGGAACAAATTACATCAGAGATGCAGTTATTATTGCATTTATTGCCAATGAAACAATTTCACTTGTAGAGAATGCCGGACTGATGGGGTTACCGCTGCCGGAAGTAATCAGTAAAGCTATTGATATTTTACAGAAAAATACAGGAAGTGGTGAATAATGACAAATCAGGAATTTATTGATCAGATTGCAGTGTACGTTAAAAAGTACGCTGCAATTTTCGGTATATGCGTACACAGTCCAATCATTGCACAGGCAATCTTAGAAAGTAGATGGGGCAAGTCAAAACTTGCTGCCACCTATCACAACTATTTTGGTCTTAAGTGCGGTACAAAGTGGACTGGTAAGAGTGTGAACATGAACACACAGGAAGAATATGAACCGGGAACATTGACAACGATTGCTGATAATTTCAGGGTCTTTGATTCAATGGAAGAAGGGGTTAAAGGTTACTTTGAATTTATACAGTTGTCTCGGTATCAGAATCTTAAGGGAATCACAGATCCTAGAACATACCTTGAAACAATCAAGGCAGACGGTTATGCGACAAGTTCAACATATGTTCAGAATAACATGAACTTGGTTGAACAGTACGAACTTACAAAGTATGACAATGAAAAGGGTGATAACATGAGTGACAGATATAAGCCGGGAAACTGGCTTGCACAGTATAAAGGTATTGCAAAAGGCAGTGAACAGCACAAAGCAATTCTGAAAGTATTCAATGATTCAGGACTTTGTACAAGATATAAAATGACAGTCAATGATGCTTGGTGTGCGACATCTGTATCAGCAGCGTTCATTGCAGTTGGTCTTTCCAACATTTTCCCTTGTGTTGAATGCTCTTGTGAAAACATGATCAACCTTGCAATCAGTGCAGGTATTTGGGTTGAAAATGATGCTTATGTACCTGATGTTGGTGACGTTATCCTGTATGACTGGGATGATAACGGTGTTGGAGATTGTACAGGTTGGAGTGATCATGTAGGTATAGTAGTATCATGTGACGGTTCTATGATCAGAGTCATTGAAGGTAACAAGTCAAACACTGTTGGTTATCGTGATATTGCTGTAAATGGTAAACACATCAGAGGATTCATTACACCGCATTATGCAGCAGGTGGTTCTGTTACACCGCAACCTTCCGGTAAGAAATCAGTTCAGGAAGTAGCCAAAGAAGTATATGCAGGTGAATGGGGTAACAACCCGGAAAGAAAGGAAGCACTGGAAAAAGCCGGATATGATTATCAGGAAGTGCAAGATGCAGTAAATGCACTGGTAAATGGAAGCACACCGACACCTTCAAAATCTGTACAGGACGTTGCAAAAGAAGTTATTAATGGTCAGTGGGGGAATAACCCTGACCGTCAGAAGAAACTTGAAGCAGCAGGTTACAACTATCAGGAAGTACAGAATGCAGTTAATGCAATTTTGAAAGGAAATGCTGCAATGGACTTGACCGCTATTGCAAAAGAAGTTATTCTTGGTAAGTGGGGTAATGGTCAAGAACGAATTGACCGCCTGAAAGCAGCAGGTTACAGTCCTACAGCTGTACAGAAAAGGGTCAACGAATTAGTATAACAGATGGTTCAGCGGTGGCAATGCCACCAACTTGCCACCATTGCAGACATACAACACAAGAACGCACAAGGCGGTAAAGTCTGAACTATTAAAAAATACTTGATTTTATAGGCTATTTGAGAATGTACAAAGCTGTACAAGGATTTAAAAACAGAACACTTAACAGAGTGTGCATGTGGAGACGGTAGTTCTTTTGTCCCAACAAAAAACCAGATGATTATATTAATGTCACGATTGAACTTGATGATGTGGATATAACATCTGCAGAGACTAAGGCTACATATGATGAGATAAAGAGAGTGCAATTGTGGAGGCATTGAAGCATTTTAAGATGAATAGTTAATAAAGAGAGGTGCAGATGCTATGCCAGGTATACTCGTGGTTGAAGATGATGAAAATTTAAATCGTGGAAT